GTACAATTATTTATATAATGAATTGCAATGGTATTTATCACACGACCTTTGTATAAATCATCATCAAGGAATTGATACAAATCCCATATGGCAAAGAATATGCACAAGACAAGGAATGGTAAATTCCAACTATGGTTATTTGGCATTTGACGAAGGAAATTATAGCCAATATAAACATGCCGTATCACAAATGGCTAAGAAAAAGCATACAAAACATGCAGTTATGATTTACAATAGACCTTCCATTGTAGAAGAGTGGTGCGATGGTGTGCATGCAAATAGTGATTTCATTTGTACATATGCAACTTCATTTATGGTTCAAGATGACGAATTACATATGATGGTTACAATGAGGTCTAATGATTTTACTACTGGTTTCTTTAACGATTTTGGTTGGCAAGTATTTGTATACAAAAAGTTCTTAGCAGAAGTTAAACAATTCCATCCAGAACTTAAAGTAGGTTCAATTCATTGGCACACCGACAACATGCATATCTACGAACGAGATTATGAGTTAATGATGAAGTTGTATGACCATTACAAAGGAGTTAGATAATGATATTTCTTGTATCTTTAATTCCAGAAAGTTATGCACAACGTGAGATGCAATATACAAGAGACTTTTTAAATCGTCATTGTAAACGGCCAGTGGCAAGATGCATAACTAAGTTGGATGAACTTAAATTATTGCAATATGACAAAGACGATTACTTTGTAATTGCCGATTATAAAGCGCATCCATATTACTTTCAAAACAAAGGCAAGTTTGAAGTATGGTCAGAAGTTATTGAAAAATTGCCGAAAGACCAAATTGTAGTATGGCTTGGTGATGCAAGATTTAGAGTTTATTGGGATGATGTTTATCAAGCGATAGGAAGTTATGACAGTACATTTAACAAGTATGACAGTCGTAGAATGAAAGGATTTCATAATTGTTTTTATACTGAGCACAATACAATAAATGATGATTTAGTTCCTATGACTTGGAAAGATATGTTGCGTGAATTAAAGTATAATTATTCATTATCCGAAACACAATGTTATCCTGGTGAAATAACTGTCCAAGAAAAAAAGTTTGATTTAACTTATATAATGTATGGTACTATTAAGCATAGACAATCACACTTGGATTGGTTAAGATATTTAACAGTTCCAATTATCGTTGGAAATTGGAATGAGCGCACAGAAGCAAAGGTTGTAGATTTTGTAGATTATAAGCATAAACACAAACATCCAGTTACTTATCGCAATATAAAAGTATTTGGTAAAGATTGGATAGAACTTGTATCACAAGCAAGATATACAATAATTGCAGACGACGATTATTCTGAGTTTCCTGCAATGTTATCGGCAAGGTTTTGGGAGGCAATAAGAGGTGAGTGTATTCCTCTTATATATGAATCAAAAGACCCTAATAGGAATATTTACAAGGGATTTGATTGTTTGCAATCTTGTTGTTACTTTAATAACGCAGAGGACTTGCAAAGAATACTATCAGTTAAACCAATGTATCACGGCTGTATCAAAGATATGATTGATATGCAAAAACAAATTTATTTTGGGGAGGACAAACATGTTAGTGTGGCTCGAAGGGGCGGATGGCAGCGGCAAGACAAGCCTACTAAATACTCTTAAAGAGTATGGTTACAATAGTATTCAGTCACCGCCGAGGTTAGACTGCAAGACAGCAGAGTATGATGCTATGAAAGCATTGTGTGATAAAGGACGAACTACAAACAAAACTGTTCTTGTAGACAGAGGTCCTATGACCGAATTTGTATATCGTATTGTAGACCAAGAAAACAGTTATATAACGTCTGTTGAAAGTTATATTGATTTGATTAAAGGTTCGAAAGTAATTTACTGTTATAACAAAAATGCTTTTGCAAATGCTATGAAACGTGGCGAAGATAACATCGTAGATGTAGCAGTACATAGACAAATTGTAAATACATATGAACATCATTTGTATATGTTAAAACAATTTTGTAAGGATGTGGGCTTCATGTTGTACAATTGGGAAGTACACAATATTATTGATGTGCTAAAATTTATAAATAATTAGTTGGAGGTGTCAAATGGAATTTGATACATTTTTAACTCACGACATAGACTTATATTTTGGTAAGCCTAAGTCTGGTAAGACACTTATAGCAGGCAGTTATCCTAAACCTTTGCTTTATGTGTCTGTTGGTAATGACGGCGGTGGACGAGTACTTCTTACAGGTTTCAGAGAAGATATTGAAAAAGGTTTAATTAAAGTTAAAAATCTTAGCAATGATATGCCTGTTAATGGAAAAATAAACAAGACATCCATTGAGAAACTTGCAGAATTGCTTCGTGAATTACGTAAAGCAGATGCTCCTAAATTTAAAACAATTGTTGTTGATACAATTGGAGCATTGCAAGATGATTATGTAGCATATATGGAATTTATGAAAGGCAAAAAACTTTCTACACAAGAATGGGGAGATGTTTCTAAAATGGTCCTTAACATTAAGGATAATATGAAACGCTTCTCACAAGAAAATGCTACCAAATTTGTGTGGGTATCTCACGTTAAAGAAATTGAGATGTACGAAACAAGTGGTCTTAATCAAGAACTGCGTATGATACCTGACCTTACTAAAAACTCGGCAACCAAGTATATGAAGGATGCGTCCAATATTTTTTATTGCTGCAGGAAAACAGTATATAATGAAAAAGGCGAAAAGACAGTAAAGTTTTTAGTCTATGTTGGTCCACATCCTTTGATGGATACGGGTACAAGAGATATAAGATTGCAGGAAGGCGCTTTTGTAGAAAACTTTAACTACGATAAGTGGCAACAATTGGTCAAGGCTCAAAGACTCGATGGAACGGAAGTGGTTGTACCGGAAATCAAAGAGAGCGAAGAAGAAAAAACGGAGGAGTAATTAACCATGGTTGAAAAATTTAGCGATTATGAAGGTGGAGGTTTTCTTAGCAAAGAAGGACAATTTGTGTTCACGGTAGATGAGGCAGAACTTACTGAAAGCAAAAAGGGCGATCCGATGTGGAAATTTACAATGAAATGCAAAGAAGGTACTACAAATGTGTGGCATTCTCTTGTAAAACAAGCAAGATGGTCGTTTAACAATCTTATCAAAGCATGTCTTAAACTTGATACTGAGGAAAAGATTGAAGCATTCGAATGTGATTATGAACAGATCGGTAATCAACTTGTAGGTAAACAGTTTATTGCAACAGTTGTCAAAGACACTTATCAGAAAGAAACTAAAATTCCTTTGGATGATGGTACTTTCCAAGATGGCGTTGAAGAAAAAATTAGTTACAAGATTGATACTATGACATATGATTTTGCATAATTAACTTACACTACCCGTAACCAAGTCTTTCCGGCTGACTATAAATGCCGGATATACGCCAGTTTAGCTCAGTAGGTAGAGCAGCTGCCTTGTAATCAGCAGGTCGTCAGTTCAAGTCTGACAACTGGCTCCAGAACTAAGTGGAAAGAATAAATAAAATCAAACTTTCGGTAGAACACTTAGTTTAGTGGGAGTTCTAACACCTCTCCCACTCTATTGGCGATTAGCGTAATGGTAGCGCAACAGACTTTGACTCTGTAAGTACAAGTTCAATCCTTGTATCGCCAGCCACTCTCGTTGCACAATGGTGGTGATAACGAGAAACTCGTCATATTAACAGAATAAATGGTGAAAACCCACTGGGCGATTAACAGTCGTGCGGACAGAGCAGTAAAAGTCGTTTGCTTATATGACGAGAAAAACTTGTTGGCCGGTGCAAATATTGTTAAATGCGGGCTCTGATTAGAGTTCCCAGTCGGGAAGATTATTACTTGTTGTATTACAAGTTTAAATATAGGAGGTAACTATGACTGAAAAGGAAAGCGCTTTACAACGAGCATGCCAACGAATTATAAGGCGGTATGGCGGTTATGTGTTTAAAAACAATGGTAACATTTTTACTGAAAAAGGTAGACCTGACCTTGTTGCTTGTGTTAAAGGCAAATTTGTAGGAATAGAGTTAAAACGAGAAAATCATTTAAGTGAAGTTTCTGAGGCACAAAAAATTGTAGGCAAACAAATAAAAGCAGCAGGCGGCATTTGGATTGCTACTGACGATGCCAATATTGTAGAGGCTCTTATGATTAAACTTACAGGAGACGAAAATGTTATATAACGAGTATCTACAAAATAGAAAATATTATCAGTTAATAGGGCGTGATTTCTTACTTGAAATGAAACACGCCTGTTTGTTTTATAAGCCAGGTAAAGGTAAAACATATCCTTGTGTAGAGGCAGCACGAGCAATAGACGAGAGTATGAATGGTAAAGCAAGAGTACTTATATTGTCTACTGCCGATGCAGTTACAAAGATGTGGATGAGTGAAATTGTACCTCAGCATATATTGCCTAAACATACTTCAATTATTACTTTTACAAAAGCAATACAAGATGCTATGAGAACTGTATTATTAC